GACCTCCAAGGGGTAGAAGTAGTTCAGATGGTGACCGATGATCCGCCCCGACTTCCCACACCGCTCGCAGAACTCCGGGCGCTCGATCTCGGCCTCCTTGAGCGCCTTGCGATACGCCGCCCAGGCCCGGGCACGCGTGGTCCGGAAACACAGATCGCAGTAGTTCTCCAGCCCCCCCGGCGGCGACTCCGGATGCGACTCGAACTCGAACAGACGTACTCATGTGCTTGTCGTGACCTCTGGGAGAACCGAAAAGACGGACTCGGCGGAGCAGATGGCATCAATGCCTCCGGCCCGTATCAGCTCGATGTCGAACACGTAGTCTCGGGCGACCAGGGCGGACAGGTTGTTCGCTGACAGATGGACCCATACCGTGCTGGTCGCAGCGTCGATGGCCAACGTTCCGCCGGCCGTGTTGAGCGCCAACGCCACCGTCCCGCCAACGGCGGTCTTGATGTCCATCCTGGCCGACGTGTATCCGCTCAGATCGAGCGGGGCGTAGTACGCCAGATGGCCTCCGGACGTGTACGTGGAGAAGCCTGCCGAACTGACGCCGTTGAAGTCGATCGTGTCGGCGTCGACGAACGTGACCTGATGGAACTCCGAATCTCGTATCGCGTTGGAGTCCGCCGCGTTGAGTTGCGTCATTCCCTTCGCGTCGACAACGGCAACATGCCACTGGTCGAAGATCCCGTGCGCAGGCGCCGTCACACGAAGAGGTGCGGTTTTTGCCATGCCGGTGATGGACGCGAACCGCAGATTGCTCGTCTCGATGCGCAGCGCCATGTCTGCCGATGCGCCGAGGCGGACAGAGAGCTTGAGTCTGGGGAGCATCGATCAGAGACTCGGCGGAGAGTATGCAGAGCCGTTGATGAACACGTTGTTCATGTCAGTGTTGCTCGCTGAAATCGCCAGCCGAAGCTGGTTGAAGATGCCGACATCCGATGGATGGGTGGTACTGGTCGGGATAAGCTGTTCTGCAACGACTCGTTTGTTGGATCTCATTGCGCTTCTCTTTATTAAGCGATCGGACTCACGTCAAGCGACGGATGGCTAACGCGCGACCAAAGTTCGTTTCTGGAACTGCTTTTGCGTCCGAATTCGCGCTCAAACTCCGCCAGTTCCATGCCGGCCCGAGTCGGGCTATAGAAGTCAGAATCTGGAATGCTGAAGGCCCTGTACAGCATCCAGTGCACGAGAGCCATGTGTGTTTCTTCGCGAACTTCTGGAACATCAGCGTCGTCAATCATCGACGACACGGGTAAGCGACGCACGGTAAGCATTAGTGTGTCTGCGGTCGCTGGAGACGGATACAGGAAAATGTGCCCTGAACTGTAGTCTGTCACGTAATGCGATGGAACTCCGGTTTCTGACTCCCATTGAACAGATAGCGTATCCAGTTCAGTTGTGGTGACTGGTTCCAGCATGTAGGCTCCGGACTGCATTCGAGCCCTGCGCAATTCCATGATGGAAGGGTGCAGTTCTACGGCCGGTCTACCGGATAGAATGGACACCTGGCAGAATGAAGACGACGAGTCGATGATCGCATCACTACGGCGACACGCTTCGATCTGCGCTTCATTCGCAAACGAAATAGCCAGTTGGTCGGACACGAAGTAAGGCGACTTGGTGTCCATCGACAAGCTGCGAAAAACATCGATCAGGTCGCGAAGCGTCATCAGGTTACGACCGGCGAGATGCGGCCAGCACACCAAGCAACCACGCCGAGCCCTTCGGATTCTTGTCTTCCAACACGGTGAATGGATAGGCTAGCGTGTGGCGAGGCCGCATCTGGTTGAAGTCCTGGATACCTTGCCGCTCGTCAAGCACCTGCTTGTACGTCGTCATCTTGGCTCTGGCCAGGGCTTCGATGTAACAACGCTTGACCCATATTTCTTGCCCACGAAGGAATCTCTGCACTCGCCCGTTGACCCAGACCTCGACGATATCGTCATCGGCCTCGTTCGACGACTCATGCACGATGACTCGAATCTTCTCGGCCATGAAGGCTTCGATTTCGAGCTTCGATCCGTCTACGACGCGGTCAATTACTTCGATGTCGCCAGGATTCACTCCGATGTCGTCGACATGAAACCCAGGGGTTGCGCCAAGGTACTGCTCTGCTGCCGCTACTTGCCCTCTTGCCGCCATGTGTGGACTTCCTTCTCCAGGGTGTGAGAGAAAAAGAGAGCGCCGGCCTATCGTGAAGTCGGCGCCCATCTTCGTGGTTAGGCCATTGCCCGCCAGTAACAGGTTTTGCTTGCGGCGATCGCGCCGAGAGTAGCGTCCTGGAGAAGTCGGAATCCGACCTTGTCAACAACGACACAAGTACTCGTCGTGTCGAGCGTGCGAGTTCCGGCGGCGGCCGTCTTGAGGCATTGTGAGGACGTCATGCCCTGTTGCCACTCGACGCGAATCCGGTCGGTGAAGTTATCCCAGATGATGTATCGAGGCTGAAATCCGCACTCGATTCGGGTGTAGTCGGTCGTCGTGATCGACGTAGCGTCATAGACAACAGACCCGGCGGCGAAGGCTCCCACTGTAACTTGGTCTGTCGCGACGGTCTTGGTTTGACCTGCAGTGTTGTCGGCCATTATTGGCTCCTTGAATGGTGCTTCGTGAGGCCATCGATTAAACGGGCCTCACGAAGCATTGATGGTTAGGCGAGGTCGCTGACGCCGGCTTCGATCACGGCGAGCCATCCCTGATTGAGAACGCTGCAAGCAAACCAAAACTTGGCGCCGACGAATCCGCGCTGTCCAAGAGGGTCAGACTTGCTCTTCTCGCCCGGGGGAATCCACGTTGGATCGAGGGCGTTGTCTCCGCGAAGGGCCACCTGGCCCCACGCTTGTTCTCCGCAGATGATGCACGGATACACGTCGACCTTGGTTCCGCTGGTAGCCAGGCCAGTGCCTGACGCGGTGGCGCCGGCGTCGGTAACAGGGGCCAGTTCCGGAGAAGTGATGAATCGGAAGTTCTCGACACTGCCGATTTCGTTTTCGTTGACGACCTTGCGCTGGCCGTATTCAGACACATGGACGAACCCGGCCAGATCCCGGACATCCGCTTCCACGTCGGTGTGGACGAATACGAGGTAGGCCGACTCGACAGGCACGGTGCCGATGTTGATCGACGGCGCAAGAACCCCGGTGATCTTCTTGGCGTGGTTGGCCTGGAGTGTTCGGGAAGCCTTGCGAAGAACCTTGAGCGTCAGCTTCTCATCGACGGTCAATCGGGTCGTCCCTCCGCTGTAGAAGACGTTGGTGCCGGCCTTGACGATGCCATAGCGCACCATCTCGCGAATCAGGCCGACGCGCTCGCCGCACTGCTTCTTCATTTCCGCCGGAACGTCGTCCTCGTAGGTGTCGAAAACCTGGTCGGTGAGTTGGTACAGACACCCGTATTGCGACAGAGTGATTTCGACGTCATCGGGCACAAGCGTATCCGCCGTTGGCGCGACGCCCTCGGTCAGGACATGGGCCGTGTAGTCGACGATGGGTCGGTTCTTGGTGTTGTCGTTGGTCGCGAGGGCGCCGTATGGCCTATACCGGCGCATCGAAACGGTCTTGCCGTTGTTCTTGGGCAGCGCCCGCTGCAGCCCTGTGATACCGAGCACTTCGACAGGGATTGAGTGGGCGAGGAATTCGCCCTTGATCTTGCCAATCCTCTGAGCGGGACTGGAGTAGGTAAAGCTGGACATGGCTTAGTTCCTCATCGTGGAGTAACGCGGGTTCCGAACGGCGTCGAATCCCGCTTGCATTGCATCGAGTTCAGTTGGCGCGTGCCTGGCGACGGCTGACCGACTATCCGGCACGATCGCCTGTTCAAGACGATCCTTGCTGCGTCCTGCAGCGCGTTTGGTTGATCCGAATCGGTCGAGGATTCCGGTAAACACAGCCGCGTCCCAAGTCGTGGCATAGACCTGCTGCACGTCTTCGGGTTGGCCGGCAATCCACGACTGGAAGTCGCCAGACTGGACCGTGTCGCGCCATCCTGGACGGGTAGCATCAAGTACAGACAGTGCGATTGTCTGCTGCACTTGTCCCATGTCGATTGACTCTGCCTGCGATGGCGGCAGTTGTTGCACGACTTCCTGGGCAATCTTCCGAGCTCGCGACTCCACGACGTGTCGGAAGTTGGGGAACAAGTCCTCAAGCTCGGCAAGGTCCGTCTCGTCGTCATACTCCGGCTGATGTGCGGCGGACGCGCTAGGCGCCGGCCTGGATTCGGCGAGTTGCTGTACGGTACGGTTGAGTTCTCCGATCTTGCCATGCGCCTTGGATAGCTGCTCTTCAAGGGCCGACAGGCGAGATGTGCGCTCAAGCAACGAACGAATCTCGGCTTCTGTCAGTCCGGCGAATACGGGAGAATCATCATGAGATTCCGCGCCCGCTCCTTCATCGGTTTGCGCATCGCCGGCATCGTTCGAGTCTTGCTCCGACGCGGCTGCGTCAGCACGAGCACTCTCCGGGTCACGGACGGCCGCAAACGCAGCTTCCATCGCTTCGGACTGCTGTTGCTGGTCAACTTCCTTTTCTGTTTCGGTCATGTGATTACCAAACGTTCGTTACCACAGCTAGGCAAAGGGGCCTTCAGGCTCGTCCGCCTCGTTCTCCGGGGCTCGTTCGAGCGCCAGAATTTCTTTCAAGGTCGCGATGGACCCTCTCAAAGCATTGGTCTGGTCGATAGTCAGCGCGCCATCGTTCTTTCGCCGCATCTCATCAAGCCGTCGTTCTGCGAATCGCCTAACAGCAAACCATGATTGACTTGTGAAATCAATCACTGGCTCCTCAGAGGTCATTGATCGCCCCCTGTTTCAATCCCTTGGTTGATTCCGACTGCTGGATTGGGAGGGAAGTTTGGTGAGGTGTTGTTGGGCATGGCGAATGGCTGGACTCCTGGAGGCATGTTTGGCACCGCCGGCGGGGCATCCGCATCCACAAATCCGCTGGATTTGGCAATCTGATCTGCTGGAACCGAAATAGCCGGATTGACCGCTATCTGATTGGCCGCAG